AAGAGATATATGAAGTTAATACTTATGATGCTTATCGTATGGCTGCTGATTATATTAGTTCCACTGAGTATACATCTTTGGCGAGGGAAGAGATCTACTCTAGAGAGTGGGCCGAAGAAGACGTCAAGAAGTTTCAGGTAGGTGTATGTGATGACTATGATAAGTTTAGAAACTTTTTAAAACTTGCTGGGTTTTCAGCAAGATTTTTAGATGAGATAGATCTTAATAATAAGAACATATTCTCTCCTGATAATTTAATTTTTACGGTGTGTGATGACTATGGACGACCTGTTGGATTTGCTTCTAGAAATCTTAAGTATGATGGGATTAAAGACGATAATAATCGTCTTATTAATGGTCCTAAGTTTAATAATACTAAGACAACTGGTATAAAGTGTAATATATACAGAAAAAGTGAGAGGTTATATCTTCTCCATGAAGCTAAGAATCAGAAGCCTCCTCTATATATAGTTGAGGGTTATGGTGATGCAATTACGCTACAGTTAGCAGGTCTAACTAATGCAGTAGCTATTGGCTCACTTGAATTGAGTGAGCATCATTTAAATACGTGTAGAAGGAATGGGATTTATGATGTTGTTGTTTGCCTTGATGGCGACACTGAAGGCCAAAAGAAAGCAAAGGTCTTATTAGATAATGTCTTAAGAAATGTTCATGATCTTAAGATAAGATTTATATTTTTAGAAGAAGTAACTAAAGATGGTGAGATCATCAAGGTTGATCCTGATTTATTCATAAGAAACAATAGCTTAGAAGAGTTTATTAAACTTCCTAAGATAGATCCATTTGAGTGGAGACTCATGGAGTTTCTTAATGATGATGAAGCTGATCCTGAATCTATATGTTTTAGTATGATTCCTATAATAATGAATGAGCCCTCGCCTATTAGACGAGAGCGAATGATTAAAGATCTGTCTGCACATACTGGTTACTCTGATAAAGTAATTAAGGATGAGTTAGATAAGATAGCTGATAGTGAAGAGGCTAAGATACAACGTAAGCGTTCAGGTGTTGTTGATAATATTAAGTCTCTTTTAGATAAGAGGTCTGATTCTCCTGAGATAATATTGCAGAGAGGTATTAGTGATCTTTATAATATTGAGAAGGAAAGGAATGCTTCTGCCTTAACCCCTGAGAGTCAAGTCAATAATATGCTTGGTATCAAACAGTATGAAGAGTCAGAAGAGTTACATGTAGCTTTAAACTTTGGTCCTAACTTTGATACATTGTCTGTTGCATTATCTGGCGACCTTAGGGGCAAGATGATTGTGTTAGGTGGCACTGGTAATACTGGTAAGACATCTAAGTTTTGTAATCTTGCTTGGAATCTTGGTACATATAATGATGATGTTATTCCTATTATATTGACGATTGATGATTCTGCTAAGGAGTTGGTGCCTAGATTGGTTACTTATGATATGGCCATGAGGAATTTTCATACTAATAAAGATCTGTTTGATTTAATTAATATTAATAAAGTTGCTACTCCATTCTTATTTAAAGATAATATGGAATACGATGCGATTATGGCAGAGAGGGAACTCTCTTACCAGAATCTATTTAAGTTAACTAGAGAAGAACGTCTTGTCGTATTAGATAGAGAGCAGGGTGGTAGTATTGATTTCATAAACAGTACTGTGAAGCACTATGCTGAGATGTATCCTGAGAAAAGAATTATAATGTTCTTGGATAACTTTCATCTAGTAGATGTACCTGGTCTTGAAGATGGTCGTATTAAATATAAGACTCTATCTAAAGATCTTAAGCAAGTGTGCACCACATATGGTGCTACTGTGTTTACCACTGCTGAATATAGGAAGTTAGTCAAAGGTAATAAGCCTACTAATAGTGACTTGGCTGAGACTGTAGCTTTAGAATATGATGCTAATGCTATTCTTCATCTATATAGTGAACTTCATGATATGCGAGAGCAAGCATGCAAGTATAGTTTAGATACAGAAGGTAAACAGATACCTATTATCGAAGAAGACTTTGGTAAGAATAAGATTAATTCTTATAAGGGTACTATTCATTATCAATTCTATCCTGACAAGGCTATGTATATGCAGATAACAGAACAGCATGCTAAGAATATTGAGAATGCTAATAGGATGGCAATGGAGAGTGCTGTACTTGAAGAGCAATCTCAAGATGACTATGGTGCTTTAAATTCTTTTGGTGTTGAGGGGGTTAAGTAATGCATACTTCTAATGATGTAGCACTCAGGGCTTATTGCCCTGAGGCTCCGAAGGTAAATGATAGATATTTATTATTTAAAGACATGCTTCCCAGTCTAAATATTGATTTAGAATCTGTAGTAGATGACATTGGTTTGTTCTTTGCCATCATAACGTATAGATCACTAGAGACATTTCTTGATGATGTCAATGTCAATATGAAGAAACTTGAAAGAGTATACACTGAGACAGTATGGGAATATCTAGAAGCTACTAGTGAAAATGTAAAGATGTCTGCTGTGAATTGGGTGAGATTCATACAGATTATTAAAATGATTACTGAACATATAAATGATTCAGATCATATAACAACTAATGTGATGTTTAATAAAACTATATCTGGTACTAGGTATCATCTGAAAATAGATTTATTATTGTTATCTAAACAAAAACATACACTTGTAACATTTACTCCGCATTTATCTATGTATCCTGGCATGTCTATCATGTCTAATATTGATACAGCTCTATCATTAGAGTATCTTCATGAAGCTGATTTGTTTCCTGATGAGGTAGTAGAGATATGCTACAGTGTTGAACACGTTAATAAGATAATCTTCGATAAGAAGATAAATACAAAAAAATATAGGGTAAAGCAAGTGAGTAATTTTAATGAACGAATGATCAATGAAGATATAAATATATTGCAATGCAGGGTTTGTCCTGCAAGAAGAAGATGCTTCCCTATGTTGAGACAATAGGAAGAATGAATAATGAAATTGCTCTTTGCTCTTAAAGAGAGAGAAGGAAAACCAGTTACGGATTCACATGGTTATCAAGAAGTAGTAGCTTCTGTTTTAGATGGTATGGATCAAGTTGTAATTATATTAGATAGTAATACTGATAAATTATATATAGAAAAAGTTATTAATAGATTTGAAATAGATATCTATCGTAGTGATAACTTTATGAAGATAGAAGATGAAGAGGAATGGGATACATATAAGTCGTTCTTTCATACGATGGGTATTATTCCTGATATATAAATGGGATCTAATAGTGATGGTAGAGGTTCAGAACCTCAAAGGTATTTATTTGAGTTAGTGAAAGAAATATATTCAGAATACGAAGTAGTATATGAATTATTAATACCATATTTAAATCAAAGATTTGATATTTTTGTACTAGAGCTAGGAATTGCCATTGAGTATGATGGTGAACAACATGAAAAATTTAATGAATTTTTTCATAAAGATATAAATGGTTTTATAGAAAGTAAGAAACTTGATAATAGTAAAGAGATTTTTTGTGAAGAGAATGGAATTAAACTTGTCAGGATAAAAGGATTTGTTTTTGATATTAACAAAAACAAACTACGTGACATTATTGATAGTGTTGAGTATCCTGAAGAGGATTTTTGTACTAGCGTATTGGAATACGTATCTAGAAGACTTGAGAAAGATAGAGAAAGAAGGCATGAGGCTTATAAGAAAGCGAAAGAAAGAAATAAAAACAGGAAAGGTATCTAGAAAGTAAATTTAGATAATTCATTTTATCTAAAATCTTAATTACTAATAGTAATTTTTGTGTAGCTTTGGAATTCAACGTGAGGTGAATTCCATGGCATGCCTGCAGCTCCGGCAGCAGGTGTGCACTAGAAAGCATTCGAAGTCCTCCAGCTAATATTACCGTAATGGAAATTATGGACCAGCGCCGGAAGGACATCGAGAGATAACATCCGTTATCTATCTATATAATACAATGTATTATTTTGTGATATATCCAGATCTCACGAAAGATGAGATCTGGGGACATGCATACGCATGTCGCAGTGGAACATCCGGAACATCCAAGGTACCCCCTGGATCCGGGCCCATGGATGTCCACGTAGACCCTTGCGGTCTATCTTATATTAAGGAGTTATAATGGAAAGAAATACAGTTGAGAGATTGCCTACTCTATATGGCTTATCTAAGAAAGGTAAAGTTAAAGAGTGGTCTATATCAGTTTATGATTCTAACTATCCTACGATAGTTACTATGCATGGCTATTCTGATGGCAAGAAGCAGGTTGATAAGAAAGAAATTAAAGTTGGCAAGAATATAGGTAGGTCTAATGAGACATCACCTTGGGAGCAAGCTTTGTCTCAAGCTAAATCTACTTGGAATAAGAAGAAAGATAATAACTACTATGAAGTATTACCTAAGAAAGAAGATATGGTTAAGCTACCTATGCTTGCGTTGGAATATAGTAAGAGAGGACATGCTATTGTGTTTCCTTGTTATGCTCAGCCTAAACTTAATGGTATTAGATGTACTGCTGTTATGGG